CGTGTGTGTGCGAGACGACAGACCGATGGAATATGATACCAAGAATAGTTTCTTCATCTGTGAAACGTGCAAGAAACAAATCATGAAACACTTTGACACAGTGACAGTCCCCAACGCTATGGCGTACTACGACATGCTTGAGGAGTCACGGGCCAAGAGCCGAGAGGCTAACAGGAATTTGAACAAGGCAAAGCTCAAGGCCAAGAGTTCTCTTCCTGTGTGTCCCGGATGTGGTGACAATCACCATGTCATCTGGTCGAGGAAGGACATAGGATTTGTATGCACGTCTTGCTTTGAGTACCCTTCTACCGATGGATACAACGGTAAGTTCTGGGTACGAGGAGACAAGAAGTTCTTTGTGAAGACTGTGAATGGCAAGCAAATGGTACTGGTGACAGATCTTAAGGGTGAACACCTTCTGTCAAGTGAAGAGCTGTTGAAGAGCAGTAAGCTTCACCAGTGCGCTGTCTGCCATGAGCCTCACATCTCCTGCTCTTGTGAAACCATAGGCAAGACGAGAAAGGTAAACGTATATGTTTGTCCCTCTTGCAAACAAGAAGCCTTGGATACACTTCTCAATGACAACCTCCCTCCGTGGGACTTGGACTAGGAGGATTACAACATGATCGTACCACGTCGTCCTGAGATTTGCAATCCTTCTATTCCCGGATGTGAACTCAAACTTCCTTTGTACACGGAAGAAGAACGGAAGCGTATTGAAAACATGATCGACTTCCCCGGTGAATATACCGCAGACGATTTTCGTTCTGCGCTTGACCTCTGCTTCAAGCGTAGCACGGAAGCGGAAGCCTTCATCCGTTCCCTTCATGACTACACCCTTCGACTGAAAGGTGTGTGGCATAGGTGGTTGGGTGCTCTTCGCCCTACTGCCATTGTTCGGAAACCTTAACACGAGGTGCTTATGCGTAATCGTATCAAGCAGTTCTTTGGCTGGTTGTTCAACGGTATCAAAGCTCTGTGGCAGATTTGTTGGAAGAAGATCATGGACTTCGTTACTAACATAGAAGCTGCCAATGAACTACTTGACAAACTGGAAAAGAATGATTACGTAATCATTCCTGAGAAGATGTCAAGGGTTCACAAAGCTGTCTCTCTTGTGTCTGGATGTTGTCACAGTTTCTTTAACAGATTCCTTAAGAGGACTGACAAAGAACACAAGCTGCTTGACATTGACATCCCTAAGAACTGGATGCGAGGGAAGAGAAGACGTTTAAGCGACGTTGAGCGGCTTGCTCTCTAGGAGAGGTTTTAAGCCTCGTTTACTATGAGGATGACCTATGAGTCATCTTTTAAATAAACGTGTCTTAGAATCAATCCTCGTGCGTTTAAACGGTATATGAACCATAACCGAGGGACGTAGAAATGTAATGCAAACAGAACATCAACAACAGTCCAGACATACTGTGTGTCTCTGACGTAAAGGCAAGACATGAACTCATGCTTAGTGGCATGGTTGTATCAGCTTGTAACCATAACAGAGATGCAAGAGTATGACTGTTAGGCGAGAGGAGCTTGAGAAGTTCCTTGATTACAACGCACCTATGGACGTGCCAGTAAGACAAGCCTACTGTCCTTTCTGTGAACCAGACAAGGTAACCAGTCACGGCTTTGTTGTGACACGTAAGAGAAATGGGTTCAGTATGTGGTGTCATAGGTGCCACACTAAATACTGGTACCCAGTTAAAAGCCCATCATCTAGCGCGATCTTAAGTGAATTGCATCGAAGAGCAGTGGGCAACAAAGACAATGCCAGTGTCGTAACGAAGAAAGTCACTCTCCCGTCAGACTTTACAGCTGACATTCCCGCGTCAGGTTTGCTGTGGTTACGTACCTACGGCGTCAATGAGGATGAGATACGCCGGTACCATTTTGGGTACAGCCCCAGACTAGATAGGTTAATCCTTCCTGTGTTCCGGGATGGAGAGCTGGTCTTTTGGCAGGGCCGCAACCTTTCTTCAGACACATCCAGACCTAAGTACATGAACGTGAGATCACAAAGGTCAGATATCGTTCTGTTTGTAAATAACCAAACATCGAAGGTCGTACTCGTCGAGGATATTCTTTCATGCCTCGCAGTAGCTAGGGCCGGTGTGAGTGCTGTTGCTCTACTTGGAAGCTACGTGAAGATGGATCTTTTACGTGATGTTCTGGTGGACGCAGATATAGATTGTATAAAGGTCTGGCTTGATCCCGACAAAAGACAAGAGGCATGTAAGTACGCAAAGCAATTGCGTGCACTTGGTTACAGTGCAAGTCCAATTGTGCTGGCACACCAAGACCCTAAGTGTTACAAACCCGAAGAAGTCCAACGCTTCATAGGAGGTGCGACATGTTCGGATTCGGAAAGAAAACCTACGATGGGCCTACGTGGAAAGACGTGTCCATCGGTGTGACCATCGGTAAGAAAACCATGAGCATCTTCGAGATCATTCGTAAGTTGTTCTGGAATGTGATCAACATCATTAGCAACGCCCGATCTATCTGGCGTACTTTGTGTAAGGCGGTTAAGGAGGTGTGTCATGCTTAGCTTCAACGATAAGGCTGTCTCCTTCGTACAGTCTTCTTCCTCCTCTGGTTACGACATACAGCGCTATCTGTCTCGTAAGCGTAACCAGCTGTCGAACTTCTACGACATGGAGCTGGCTATGTGTGACTCGTGTGGCACGCTTTTTGCAGACAAGCTCAAGTCGATGCCGTGCCCTAAGTGTGGCAGCACTAACGGTAGGAGTCATTCGTACAACACTACGAGTCTTGGCTATCTTGATAACATCAGGATGAACTCGTTCACCTACGCTATGGCTGCTTAATAAATATGCAGACAGGTACTTGACAAGCAGGTATTTGATCTTATACCTATAGTACTATAGGTTACTTAACAGGTAAACCTAAAGATAAAACCTTTAGGTTAATATATTAAGTATCTTAATAAGTATCCTTGACTTTACTTAATTAAGTATTATAATATATCTAAGTATATCTTAGCCGTTACTTAACCTTACTTAAGTATAATATCTTAAATAACCTACTACGTAAATACCTTAATAAGTATATTATCCTAAGACTAAACCTAACTCTTAATTCATAAGTACTATAGGTAACTAATGCTTTGAACATTAAGACTATATTATTTCTGAATTAGAAGGTTGACCTTAACTCTTGAACAAGCAAGGCATTATGAACATTGAGGAAATCTCCCTTGTTTTGTTCTTGTTAAGCAAAGAAAACTTTGATAAGTATTTTAAATTCATCTTTGAGTTGAACCTTGAACTTGAAACTAAGAACTTTCTGAAAACAATTCAGGAATATTTCTCTGAATATCCTGATAAAGAAGTCCTTAGTGTTGAAGAATTACTTGTTTTCTTTTCAGTGAAGCACCCTATCCTGAAGAAGAGAACATCTTATTCTGCTTACCTTGAGCGTTTAGGCTCAACTGAGATTGATAATAAAGTACTTGAAGAAAACTTAAATCACTTCCTTGAAAAATATTTTGCAAGTGAGATGGTATTTAAGTTGACTGAAGTTCTTGACGGTGATTCATATTCTGTACTTGACGAAGTACAGGAGATGTTATCTGAGTTCAATGAACGCAAAGTGAAGCTTAACAAAGATGAAGACCAACTATTTGTAAAGTCTAACTTGACTGAACTCTTACAAGAAGAAGTACATGAAGCTGGATTACGATGGCGCTTGTCCTGCCTGAACGAAAGCATCGGAGAACTAAGAGGTGGTAGCCTTGGTCACGTATTTGCTAGAGTCGATACAGGTAAGACATCGTTTATTGTATCAGAAGTTTCTAACTTTGCATCGCAGTTGAAGGATGATGAGGTTATACTTTGGTGTAACAACGAAGAGAAAGGCAAGCGTGTTCTCTTTCGTATCTATCAGTCAGTGCTTAAGTGCAACAAGACTGATCTCATAAACTATCCTACTGATGCAGAAGAAGAGTTCACCAAATTAGGTGGACACAAAATAAAAATCTATGACCAAGCTATCATTACTGTTGAAGATATTGAACAGTTGATGAAGACATACAACGTGCGCCTCTTGGTTATTGACCAAGGTGACAAGGTTCGTTTCTCTGGTGACAGAGATATGTCAACTGTCGATAGACTTAAAGCTGTGTACGGTAAGTTCCGTGAACTCGCTAAGTCATACGACTGTGATGTTATTGCTGTTGGTCAGGCGTCAGCTTCAGCCGAAGGGTTGAAATGGTTGAAGACTTCTGACATGGACAACAGCAAGACCGGTAAGCCCGGTGAGCTTGACTATGCAATTGGGATAGGAAAATCATTTGATGATGTTGACAATCCTGTTTGCAGTATTAGATATATATCTCTGTGTAAGAACAAGATGAATGAAGGTAAGCATGGCAGATATGAAGTAGTATTCAATGCTTCATGTGCCCTATATACTGACAAGGCTTCAGGTAGCTTCTCTGAAGTGTCGAAGTCCGACGACCAGTCTCACCACGGTTCTGGCTCACCTGAGATCAAGTCAACCTTCAAGTCACTCTTGTCTGAGATATATGGGAACCCTAACTTGGAACAGAAGTAAACATGTCCGTATTCACTAACAAGGTTATTGCTCAGGCTGATATCGCTTTCGAAGAGTTTGTTGCTAAGCTGGAACAGGAAACTGGTCTTGCTCTGCGCGACCTCTCCCTCGTCGACATGCTGACCGCTCTCAAGAACTATGCTCCGGCTGCTGCCGCTGCTATGTCTCTCTCTCTTGACGAGCCTGCTGTGACGACGAACAAGCCGAGCAAGTAACATGCCTTACGCGGTACTCGACATAGAATGTTCTAAAGCACCGAAGCACATGCCTTGGACAGTAGGTTCCTTCTTGTGCTCTGTTGGAATTGAACGTCAGGACGGTACCTCAACCGTGTGGTTCTTCAATCCGAATGATAGACCACACGAAGAACTTCTTGCTGAAATCCAACAAGAGATTGACAGTGTTGACTTCTTGATTGGACACAACATTAAGTTCGACTTGAACTGGTTGAAGTGGATTGGTTTGAATGTCAAGGACAAGCCAGTCTGGTGTACGATGGTAGCTGACTATCTCATAAATGGTCAGCGTAAACTTGAGTATAGTTTGAATGCTGTTGCCAAACGCTATGGCTTAGGGCACAAGCTCGACGCCATGGCTATGTATTGGCAAGCTGGATATGAAACGGATGAGATTCCATTAGAGATTCATGAAGACTACCTCAAGCAAGACATACATCTTACACACGACATGTTCAAGAAACAACTCCCTCTCGTTGAGCGTGCGGGCCTTGGCAAGATAACGGAACTTTCTTTCCGTTTAACCCAGATTCTTTCAGACATGGAAGTATCTGGTGCAGCCTTCGACAAAGAAGAAGCTATTGCTTACTGTAGCCAAACGCGTGAACAGGTTAAAGCAATGGACAAGACGCTGGTCGAACTGGCTGGTATTGACTTTACTCCCTCCTCTGCTTCACAACTCAGTGCTGTTTTATTTGGTGGTTCTTGGAAGAAAGAAGTTCCTGAACTTGTAGCTCGTCAGCTAAAGAGCGGTAAGTTTAAGATCACCACACGTAAGACTAAGATTGAGATTCCTATCAAGGGACTTGGTTTTAAAGTTCCAGACGGCTGCTTGTCTAAGAAGACCGGCTTGCCTTCAACTGATAAGAACACACTTGATTTGTTAAAGTCTCGTGACAAACGCTCTGAGTCCTTCCTTCAAACACTACGAGATCAGAAGAAGCTGATGAAAGTAGTGTCCTCAATTGCTGGTTCTAAAGAAGAGAAAGAGGCAGGATTGATTGCTGTCATCGGTAAAGACGATAGGCTTCATCCTTCCTTTAACCAGTGCATCACACGTACAGGTAGACTCTCTTCTTCCAACCCTAAGTACCCATTGGGGTTGTAAAACTGGGTGAACTCATGGAAACCCTAACAGATGTCGCTGAGGGCAATCATGAGCCAAGCTTCAGTGCATGAACAAGCATACCATCTCTTAATCAACACAGCGCTTACATATCAGCAGATTGCTGATGAACTAAAGTCTAGTGCACATGTTGTTTGGCGTGTGGCTAATAACAGACTTTCAGAAGAAGAAAGAAAAGCACGCAAGGCCAAGAACTATAGACGAGCCCAGCTTGGTAAGTTAAACACCATGTACAACAGAAAAGGAAAGAACAGTCCTTTTTATACAGGTGGTATTACAATAGACAATGACGGCTATGCTCTAGTCTATAAACCTAGCTGGTTTACAGGAACACGCGGAAACTCTAGTAAAGTTTTTGTGCATCATGTTGTTGTTTGCAAAAGAGACGGTATGACAAAGGTTCCAAAAGGAATGCACGTTCACCATATCAATGGTGATAAACTATGCAACAAGGTTTGGAACTTAGCCTTGTTAAAGTCTGGTCAGCACAGACATATTCATGCAATACTGAAGAAGGTGCAGAGACTAAGTGCCTATGAAGACATAGGACAGCGCCCAGCTTGGGTAGACTTACTCTTTAAGTACTGTCTACTCATGATGATATAGTCCAATTACCACAGTAATGTGGGAAGTATACTTAGCTGATCAGTATACAAAATTTGAGAATGGCCAAAACTTCCCTAGAGGTGGTACCAGCCCCATCAAAACATTCTTTAAAAGCAAACAAGGGGTTATTATAAATCTTGACTTAGCTCAGATTGAATGGCGTATAGCCGCTGAGTTAAGTCGCGATCCTGTCATGCTTCATGAATTGGAAACAGGTCTAGACATTCATGCTGATAATGCTATCCGATTCTTTGATGCTGGCCAGTATGAACGTGGCTCGAAAGAGTTCAAGAAAGTTCGTACAGCTGCTAAGACAATGTCCTTTCGTCTTCTCTATGGTGGTTCCGCTGAAGGTTTCTATCGAGACCAGCGTATGCCCGACTATAGCTTAAAGAGATGGAGAGAGATTGTTAACGCATTTTATGCAAAGTATCAAGGCTTGAAGCGTTGGCAAGACGAGAACGCACAGATTGCAGCCGCACGTGGATACTTACGTAATCCTTCTGGACGTGTGCTTACGTTTGATGAAGAAGTACGTAACGGTATTGAATCCGTTGATGTCAAGCAGGTAAAGAACTATCCTGTTCAGTCTGCCTCATCTGACATTATGTATCTATGTATGGTCAAGTTCATAGAACGAGTAGTGGAACTTGGTCTCAAGGCTAACTTGATTCTTCAAGTTCATGACTCGATGGTATGGGATTGTCCTGTAGAAGAAGCAGAAGTCCTGTGCCGTGAAGGTATCAAGCTGTTCCGTAGTTTACCTCAACTTGCTAAAGAATACTTTGGTTGGGATATTGTAGTACCCTTGACAGGAGACTGTGAAGTAGGGTATGACTATGGTAATACGAAGGAGATCAAGGAAGAAGAGATGGAAAAGATCTTCGCAGATCTTCCTGCCTTCCTCTCTTGACAAATCTTCTTTCGTGTTTATCTTTCTTTTATACGCGCGTGAAAACATAGGAAAAGTCCATGTGGTTTATTTTCGATAGCATCGAACTGAAACATGATCTGGTGTCAAGGGCTGGTCGTCCCTTTACTGGTTACGTACTCAAAGGAGAACGCAAGGGTTATGACAAGGAACCCAATACTCCTTATGAAAAGATTCTCTTTGAGAACACTGCTACCACAGTAATCGAGAAGGGTATCGAACGTCCTAACTGTTCTATTGTACAGTTCTTCCAGAAGGCATGTTCTCCGGGTGACATTGTCATCATGAAGTTCGTTCGCAGAGGTGGTAATATGTGGGACATTGCTTCCGTTGAAAAGCTCGGTGAGAGCAGAGACCTTCCCACATATGAACCGTTGACAGAAGAGCAAGAAAAAGCTCTCAAGTCGCAAGGCGTTGAAGGTAGCGAGGCCGCGTTGGCTGCTACCAGTGGAACTCCTGCTTGGGTAAGATAAGTTAGCTTAACTCAAAAGAGGCCAGTCTATTGATGTGAATATGTAACTTGACAACATATACATCATATACTGGCCTTTTCTTTTTAGGAGTGTTATGTACACAAACAAGTATCGTCTGCCCAAAGCATTTGAGGACGCCCTTCAACCTCAACCTTATGACCCTGTTGGTGCATCAGACTACAGTGCCACGTCACTGATTGATAGTCCACGTTATGTGCAGCTCTATAAGAGACACAAGCATGAGATTGTTGAAGACCTGATGGATCAATGGTATGTCTGGAGAGGTAACGCAGTACACCATGAGATGGAATCAGCTCTTTCAAAGAATCCAAAGTATCTGGTCGAACGTAAAGTCACACGCTTTGACAAGCCTGATGGAGGCGATGAGTCAACATACAGACGGGTCGTCGCAAAGTTTGACTTGTATGATAAAGAGACACAAACTCTTTCCGACTGGAAAACTTGCTCCGCGTATATGCACGGAAGCACTGGTAAGAAAGAATGGATTGACCAGCTCAACATCAATGCGTACTTCCTTGAGAAGGAGGGGTATCCTGTAAAGGATGTTGCCATCAACGCCATCTATATGGATTGGAGACCTCAATCTGGACGGTACAAAGATGACAAGTATCCCGACTTACCTTTCAACGAATTCAGGTTCCGCGTGCTGCCTCTTGAAGAGCGCGAGTCCTACTACAAGGAACGCCTTCGTCTACACGTGGAGGCCGAATCCTGTAGCGATGACATGCTGCCAGTATGCACTCCGGACGAATGCTGGGAGAAGCCTGCTAAGTATGCCGTTTACAAGGTAGGAGCAGTGAAGGCCACAAAACTTTGTGACACTCGTGAAGAAGCAGATGAGTACATTCGCCACAAGAGACTTGGCTCTGAGTACAAAGTTGAGTTTCGACCGGGCGAGAGAACCAGATGTGAGAAATATTGTCCAGTCAAAAACTGGTGCAACCAATATGCAGAATACAAAAAGCAAAACATGGGGAGCTAGACGTAAAGGTCTTACTCTTTTATTTCTTTCTCTGGCACTCAGCTTCTTCCCTTTGTCCTATAGTTTTATTTCACGCACAGTAGGTATGCACCGCAATGTGTTGTATGATATCATGAGGCAAGTACCTTTGCTGTCTACACAGCAAGAGATGCATAAGCAAGCTGCTATCAAAAGTACTACATTTTGTGGTCTACAAAATCCTAGATACAAACTTGATGGTGTATCTTCCATAAGAGGTTATAAGGCGGTTCGTCCACCTTCATGGTACACAGGGTATGTATCAAGAGGTTTTGTTAGAGAGCATATCCTACTGGTGTGTGAGAAGTTTGGTTGGACACAGCTACCAAAAGGATATGAAGTTCATCACATTGATATGAACAAGCTAAATAATGACATAAACAATCTAGCTGTTCTCACAAAAAGTGAACATGCTAAGGTGCACAGTCAAAACAAAGGAAGTGAGTGATGGATGTAGTTCCCTGCACATGTACATATGAATGTGAATTCATACAGCTTCCTGATGTACAGACCTTAAGTGACGAGGAGTTTTATAAGATACGTGGCTTTGCATGGAGAGCCGTTGGTGTATCTTATGTGCATCTTCTTACTAACTTTAGTACTGAAAAGTACAGCATTGAACTCACCGGTGATGAGGGCTGTTCAGTAGCAGAAGTAGGTGAATACCTTGTCTACAACAAGAACTTGAGAAGGATTGACATACTGACTCCTGAACAATTCCAACAGTGTTGTGCTAGCAAGGAGGACAAAGATGCTCAAGGTACAAGATAGTCCTGTATGGGCAGATGACCCTGTGATCAAGTATGCTATACAATACTCTGATGAGCAGTTCTCTGAACTGTCCAAGGTCTGGGCTGACCTAGGATTTGAACTTCTTGTGCATAAGCAGGAAGTAGACCCCTTGATTGATATCATTCAGAGAGGTGAAGATGGCTACATCATAGACGCCATGACAATTGGCGTTGGCGAATGGTTCATCTTCGATCCTATGGTCAAGGACGACTGGGACATTGCTACGAACAAAGAGTTCGAAGGAACATACATTGTAGTAGAGGATTAAACATCTCATGCACAAGCTTGACTCAACTTGGGAGATTCTTTAAGGAGGTGATTGTGTAGTGATTAGATATGAGTTGAAGATACCTGCCATTGTTACATATAGAGACAAGGGTATTGTCGATGTGCAACTTCGGTCTGGTATCAAGGTTACTTTGAAGGAAGACGACTTCGTTCGTTGCTTCAAGGTTATGAAGGATATCTCAACTGTAGAGGACTAATGCTTGACTACACCACAATGGCTTCTTGCTTTGAATCAGTTTCTCAATGCTTTGTTTGGAGGTAACTCGTACACGACTCTGTCTACTCGTGCGTACATGACACGTAGAGATGGTGGATGGAAGTGGCCTGCAAACATTCTTGATACTCTGATGTTCTGGCATAAGAAGTATGGAGGACATTGTAAGTATGCGTACTGGACTGACATGTGCAGATGGTATAACTTGCATGTGTCCGAAGGCAAAGAACTTGGTAAAGTCAACGTACCACAAACCGATGAATGGGTGTAATATGAATAAGCTTGAGCCGATGACTGTTGTGAAGCATTTCAAGAACAATCAGTATCTCGTACTTGGGGTTGCTAAAGATGCGAATCTTGATACAAACGAGTTCGTTGTTTATCGTTCCCTTTATGGAGATCGCAAGCTGTTCGTTAGACCTGTCGCTGAGTTCTTGTCTGATGTAGATAAGGAGAAGTATCCTGATGTGCAACAGAAGGAACGGTTTGAATACGTAGCTCCTCTCAAAGATATCCTAGCAGCGAAGGCAACTGCATAGTGTTTAACTTTTGCAAGGTGAGGTAGCTAAGGTTACCTCACCTATTACAGGAGTAGTTATGAAAGCAGACGTAATTCTTAGACTGGAAACAAGATGCGAACCTGTCGTAGAAGAAATAGCCTACGTTCATGCTGTTATCTTGGGTCGTTCTGGTCTTGAAGAGTTTAATAAACTCGAACAGACAGACTGGGTGCGATACACTATTCAAACTGTGGAGGTACAAGAATGATTAAGAAATTCTTTGGAACTATCTGGCGGTGTGTAGCCAATGTGTACTGGGGTACGCTGGTTGTATTCAACCTTCCCATTCTTCTCGTGGATGTTGGCATTCGTGCCAAGCTCATGACGGAAGCAGAACTTGAGCGTACCATCCAGATGCTTGAACAAAACATTCAAGACATTGCAAAGGCAGGTATCTAATATGGATTATCCTAGCTCGCTCAGCGTGTTCGGTCACGACGTAAGCGTAAAAGTTTTCAGTGACCCTATCGAGGTAGTGGAGGGCGGTCAACAGACTGATGTTGTGCTTGCACAATATGATCCTCAGACGACTACGATTTCTTTGATGCATGTGCCTGATAAACCAGCTGTGGGGGGCTCAAACCTGATTCATGAAATCATCGAAGCTATTGATGTTCATGGAGATCTGCAGTTGAACCACACGCAAATTTCTACACTGGCGTCTGGTTTGTATCAGGCGTTTGTATCTGGGGAGGTAAACTTTGGAAGAACCAGCAATGAAACTGTTCCCGTTGTCGAACGGGAGCGTATGTCCTGTGTGCTCCAGTAGTTATCTGGAAATGCACAAGACTATCAACGGTCAGTTCTTTATCAAGTGTTATAGTTGCGGTTATGAATCTCCTGTTGTAGACTCTGTGGAACAAGCCAAGGTAATCTGGTTATCTTAACAGAGGAAGTACATATATGTGAGATCTATAAAATCAACCTATAACAAGACAAGGTTTGCTTCTAAGTTTGAAGCAGAACTTGCTAAAAAGTTCGACGAGCTTGGTATCAAGTGGGAGTATGAACCTTGTCGTATTCCTTGGCAGCCCGCTGTACGATATTATAAACCTGACTTTAAGGTTACACTTTCAGACGGTGAGGAGTTCTTTGTCGAAGCAAAGGGATACTTTGATCCCTCTATGCGAAGTAAGATGGCTCAGATTCGTGAGCAACATCCAGACTTAGATATACGCTTCGTCTTCATGCTTGAAGATAAAGTTATCTCTCGGTCTACAAAGAACCCCACCACGTACAAAACGTGGGCTAAACGACACGGCTACTCGTGTTGGAAGCCTGATACCTTAGCTGAGAGTAATAGTACTAATGTCGAACGAAAGACTGATAGAACAGGCAAACATGGAAGCACTCGAAGAAGTAAAGGAAGCCATCAAGGACGCGCATAAACGCCACCCTGAGACGCATCCTTCTATCGAGCATTCTGCTTGGATTCTCAAAGAAGAGATGGCCGAGCTGAAACATGAACTTTACAAACCGGAGAGATGGCGTGACACTACTGCGATTTGTGAAGAAGCCTGTCAGGTTGCTGCTTCTGCTATCCGCCTGATTGCTGATATGAAAGTCCGTAAGATGGAAGGATATAAGGAGCACGAACATTACCGTCACGCAGCATAAGCTGAGGTAATCTATGGGAGTCATGTGTTGGCTCAAAGATCACAACTGGGAAAGCACTGAAGTGTGGACTGGCACTGCGTATGACATCATCCGTATTGAAGTCGAACAGTTCAAGTGCTCTCGTTGTGGTAAGACAAAGAAGTCTGTCCGAGTGTTTGGTAAGTTGAGTAAGAAAGTAGCAGAAGATATTGTTGACAATTCCACAGGAGTAGTTAATGATAGATATGTGAAAGAAACTTCACCCAATGAAGTTATTACTCTTACCGATACAAAGGAAGACAAATGCAAGAAGGCAGCGTAAAAGCATATAGTACCGCTCTTCTTTATGCACTGACAGCTAACGGCAAGACAATGACGTGGCAAGCTCATGCGTATGAAAACGAAGACGGTACAGCCAGCATACTTATTCAGTCTGGTTACGAAGGTGGTACTCTTAAGGAGACGACTCGTTCCTATAACTGTGGTAAGAATGCTGGCAAGAAGAATGCTACGACTGCGCTACAACAAGCTGTAAATGAAACTAAGTCTAGGTTCAAGAAGCAGCTTGATAAGGGATACAGGGAGAGCAAGGCTGAGCTGTCTGCTCTTCCTATTCGTCCTATGCTAGCTCAGTCTTATATAGATCATCAAAACAAAGTCAGTGACGACACGATTTATATCT